GTCGTTGAGCTCTCGTTGCTTGGCTGCCGCTTCCGCTCGATTCACCTTCTTCGGCTTCTCGTTCTTCACGCTGCAGATGCGAATGAGGTTGAACAAACGAGTGAGATGCCAAGTCTCACACTCGAAGGGGATGTTGTATGCGACCAGCCAATAGTAGATCAACTCCGAAGTGACTACTTCACGAGCGGGTCTACCGTTTCCGGACTCGTTGAACCAAGTCGCGCTGCGACGTGCCTCGATGTAGGCGTTGATGTCGCGAAAGTTTTGTTCTGAGAGCCGCGCGAAAAGCTCCGGAGGAATTCCTGGCGTGATTGTCATTGCCCGGACGTACCCCACGAGCTCTTCGCGAGACTTCTCTTCCCCACCAAGGAAGGGCTTTTCGAAAGTTTCCTCCCATTTTGACAGGGAGACGAGAGAGTGCTCAAGCTCCAGGTCTGCACCGGGTACAGTGAAGAACATGTTCTTCTTCGCGTCGAACATCTCCGTCTCCGGAACTGTGATCTTGAGCACTCTCTTCCTCCTCTCAGGCCGTCAGGCCTAGACCGTGCGGGTGAACTCCCAGTCGTCGTCGCGACCGGGCGTGAGCTGGTAGCCGGACTTGGCCGTGGCCACGATGACCTGGGTCTGGCCGACCGTCGGGATGGTGTACGTGCCGGTCACGATCTGGTTCGTGTCGCCACGGCGGTAGTCGACGCCGGTGACCGTCGGGATGGTGATGACGCCGGCCGTCGTAGCCGTCGGAGCCGTCGGAACCACGTTCGTGACGGTACCGGTGAACATCGCGATGACCTCGTCCGGAAGCGGCAGGTGCGGGTCGGTGCCCGGCGTGCCGTAGAGCGCGTTCTCGAGGTTCTGGAGGGCCGTCGCGTTGACCTGGGTGGAGTCGATCGTGAGCATGGCCGTGTTCTTGTAGCCCGTCACCGCCACCGGAGTGGTCGTGATCTCCCAGCTGAAGGTGATCGCCTCGGGCGAGTCGTTCACCGTCGCGAAGGCCTTCTCGGAAGGCGCCGCCAGCGCGCCGTAGACCAGGTGCAGCTTGTAGCCGTAGTCCGTCCCGACCTCGTCGTTGCCGACCAGGCTGCGGTAGGACAGACCGAAGGAGCGCCGGGACTGCTGGCTGACGGAGACGCCCGCCGAGGGGGCCGCCGAGCCGTCGCAGAGCGCGAACTGCGGCGGGTACGTGAAGGCCTCGATCGTCGCGCCGAACTCCTCGGTGGACAGGAGGTTCAGGTACTTCTGGTTGTCGGCGTACTGCGGCGAGGCCTCGGCCCCGGAGGGGGACTCCGTGACGGTCGTGAGACCGTTCCAGGGGTACCCGGTGCTGTAGACGCCGCCGACGGGCAGGTAGAGGACGCCGCGGTCGACACCCGTCTCGTACCGACGCTGGCCGGTCTGATCCCAGAGGATCCGTGTCATGTTCTTCTCCTTAGAAGAAAAGGTTGTAAACGTCGTGATGAAGGCCGTCGGCGACGAAGTGCCGCGAGAATTCGCAGTACTTCAAATCGCCAACTTGGTCCGGCAGCTCGCTATCAGGATCTCGATCGATGACCGTTACCTGGTACCGCTTGAGCTTGCGGTACACCCCGCCGTCGGCGTGTGCGACGAACTCCGAATCCCGTTCGTAGACGATGCACGGGTAATGCATCGCATCGTTCGAGGGAGCTTGGAAATATACGTAGGGTACGATGCCCTTCAGAACATCATGCAGTTGTAGCCTGCTCCCCATTGTACACCTCCCCCAGGGTCAACAGTAGCCGGGGAGGCTGGACCTGAATCTCAGGCACGGTCCAAACCTTCCCCGACCACTTCACGTACTTGATGTTGAGGAAGTTCGCCCTCGCGTACGCGTCGGCGACGATGCTGATCGTGTGACCAACGCTGAGTTCCGTATTGATTTGACCCACGTCTGTGGTTCGACGACTGTTCCTCTGAACGTCGCCGTAATACGTAAACTCCACGATGACGTTCTCCCAAACGCCGGGGGCGGACTCGACCTGAGTTCCGTATCCGACCCCGCCGCTAAACCTCGCCATCGTCGCCTACCTGGCGTCAGGCCGCCGGGCGGGTGAAGTCCCACTGGTCGTTGACGTTGTCGACGAAGTAGTAGCCGTTCGCCGGCGTCGCCTCGACCGTGACGGTCTGCCCGGGGTTGACC